CAGTCTTTCCAATAGCCTGGCTTATGGTATTCTTTCATTTCAGTACTTCTTTATGAAAGGTTATATTACCACCTGAAATCATCCATTGACAATCATTGGCATTATGGCCTAACTCTTCTATTACACTCTCTGCATCATCTATATGACTTACAGGATAAATATCTACTTCTCCCGTATTAAAGTCAAGGATTACCAGTTTCTCCATACTCAGTCCTCCACATATTCAGTTTCATCTTCTGTCCAGTTACTACACTCTTCAATGAGATGCTTAATCCATCTTTCACTCTTGACTTCTCCCATTCTGTTGAGGTCATTCTCAAGATACTGCTTAAAGATTTCTATCAGCTGTAGAGGAGTATGATAATCATTAGCATGATACTCATCTGCCCAATTAGTGCCAGAGGTATCATCTGGATCATGGCCCCCTATGGTAATACCATCATCATACTCACACCACTCTCCACCAGGGACATAGTTATTGGTTAATACTGATACTGTCTTTGAGAGTGTTTGAGAACAGGTGACATCAAACTCTTTCTCTGGAATATCTACCTGGTTGTAAGGGGCTGAGGGATCACTATAAGCTCCTGCTGGATAATAATCTGCTTCACTCATTTTTAATTCTATTGTTCTATATAGTTATCAAACATTTGGGAGAACATGGAATGTTCCATGTAACAAACGGGACTTTCAATGTCTTTAAACATCCTTTCCCTTGCATCTTTAGTAATACCTACCAATCTTCCTGTACGATAGGGATTCTTTCCTGATTCACCATCCCTGACTTCAATAATCATCAAGCCCTTCTGGTCAATCACATTCTTACAATCATCACAGAAGCCCATATAGATATCTCTGGGAGCTTCTACATCTCCATTTCCATTGATCTTACCTAACAAGACTATACCAATCTCTTTGCCACAGCACTCACAATGAGTTATAGAAGGATTGACTCCATGTTTCTTTGATAATGTTAGTTTTTTACTCATTTACTTGATTTTTTAATGTCATTCAGTCTATCTGATATACTATCACCAACCCATAAGAATATCTTTCCTTTAGCAGTATATTTATTATGACCGTTTCCATCACATCCATTACAGCATCTGGTGATATCTGAGACATGCATATTAAGGTCTCTACTAGCTGCAGAAGCAGAAGGATATGCCTTAAGGAATTTACCATTCAGAGAATAGACATCTACTTCCCTATATTTAGGTCTTTTCTGACTTAGTCTATAGAGTTCTGCCTTAACTTCCTTTACCCTCTGCTTGATATCATCTTCAGGATATAGGAATATTCTCTTGTCAACAAACAGCCTTCTGCCTTTACAGCAACTAGCAATAATCTGAGAGGAGACTCCCATTGACTGGCCAGCCATCTTATAGGAAGGCCATTTAAACAAGAACCTTCCACCTAAGGTATATTCACATACCTCTTTATTTGTACTGGCATGGGCAGGAAGCATCATTTGTACAGGATTGAGTTTCTTAAGTCTTTCTGTGATATCATCTCCTCTATAAAGAAAGATACTCTTAGTCTTACCACTATAAAGAAATCTTCCTTTACATATATTGCCAATAGCACTTCCACTTATATTATGGTAGTAACTGGCTTGGGTGATGCTTTCAAATGATCTCAGGTAGACTCCTTCAAGTGTATATTCAACTACAGGTTTATATAGCTCATGCCTTCTTTTTATAGGTAGTCTCTCTTGGAATTCCTTAAAATCATCGAAATTATTAATTACAATATCTTCATCCATCCATTCCTCCTAATTCCATGAATTTATCTAAATACCATTGGGCTTTCTTGATATCTTCATTTCTGCCCTTATCATAGCATCTGAAGAGATATTTAAAAGCATTACACAAGCAGAAGGATTTCACATCTTCATCACCATAGGCTGCTCTCATTGCATCTATGCATTCTATCTGCAGCTCTGGATTATAGGACTGGTAATGATGAGGATGATTAACCATGTCATTTTCAGAAGTAGACTGCTTTGTCTGATTACAGTTTTCCTGATATTTCATCCCTAAATGAAGAGCGTGCTTGCCAAAATCTTCTACAGCTTCCATAGCTTCTTCTACTTTTCCCTGCTTTATTAAACTGGCTATTGCTGCTTTATAAAACTCAGCTTTAGTCTCCGTCACTTTATCTTCCTTGTCTGCATTAGTACATTCATCTTTACCAAATTTAATATTAACCTTTTTAGTCCAGTCTTTGAAGGTATCGAAGATATCATCCTTTGAAAGTACTAGTATTTGCATAAGTTTTTTAGATTCTACTTTCATTGAGCCATCTCGAATTGTATTAATAAACAGATTATTAACAATATTACGAGCTTGCTCTTTTAAATCTACGTCCTCAATATCTTCTACATAATGAGACAATAAATACTGCAACTGAAGAATAACAATATGCCTATTTTTTATTTTTTCAGCAACGACAGAATCATTGCCTACTGTAGAATCATTCTTCTTGCTCATTGTTTTGCTCTGTTAGGTATTCATATTCTACTTGCTTGATACCTTCAATCTGCATATCATAGCCCTGACGAGCTAACTGCTGGGCTCTCTGGTTAGCCTGAGAAAGGTCATTAGCCCATAAGAGGACTTTGTATCTCATGAATTTCTCATTGCCATTGTCATCATGGAAGATATCCCTGAGAGTAGCAATGAAGGTAAAGGCACTACCAGGCATTGTATCTTCACAGATTTCCTTAATAGGAGACTGTCTCAGAGATATAATCTCTGAAGAATCAACAGTACCTAACTCTTGTTCATTGGCAAGACTGGACATTACTGCATACTCTGCCTCTGCATAGAGTTCTTTGTCAATCAGGTAAGTCTCTGTTCTTTTTCTAAGCTTAGAATCAATGATTCTAGAGACTTTAGCTTTTACTTCTATCAACATAGTTATAACATAGCAACACTACGGCTGCCTTTCATATTTGAATTAATGTAGTTCTGACGCAATTTAGAGAGTTCCTGGAGAATCTCATCAGATGTCCAGGTCTTATCTATCTCTACAAGAGATGTACCATTGTAGGCAATGAAGAGGGAAGTTCCAAAGTCAGTCAAGGTGATCACTTCCTTAGACCTTTCCTGAATATCTTCCATCAGTTTTGACTGGGATTTCTCCCTGAGTTTCTTAAAGAATTCCATATTATGCTGAAATTTCCATGTTACGTTTTGAAGGGAATGACTTGATAAAGTCAACTAACTTATTATATACTTCTACATCACAATCTCCACTCCTGTCAATAATCAGGAGAAGAATAGTCTGTAGGAGGTCACACACATCTGCATAGGATGTTCTCATCTCTTCATTGGCACCTTTCATTACCTTACGGAGATTATAGGCATCCTTAAGAAAAGCATTCCAGTATTTCTTCTGATCATATTTAAAGCCTTTGAAACCTGCCTTCTTACGGTAGTCTATTACATCCTGCATCAATGCTTCACAGATGTCTGGAAGAGTATAGAGAGTGGTCAGGCGAAGTTCTGCCTGACGCAAGTTCTCTATCTGAGTATCATTTAGCTGTATGTCCATATTACCACGAATCTATATCAGATATATCAGTTCTGGTTTCAGGTAAATCCTTTACTTGAACCCAAGTAGAATAACCTATACCACTATGCTTATCCTGAGTAACTTCTACTACTCCTACTGCAAGATTACCATCACAGTAGTTCTTAAGGGATTCTACTTCATCTTTGATGAGGAATATCTTCTTCATAATTATTAAGTTTAATGTATCCAGTGGTCTGAGACAGAAGCATCAGAGTCAAGAGTAAGAGTTTTTAAGAAAGGCTGTGCTTCACTTTTCATTACTTCCTGAATTTTATTTTTTACCTCTTCAGCCATTTCTTCGGGACATTCAACATTTATCTCATCATGTACAGGTATACAAAACTTGACTTTGTTAAAATAGCCTTTATCCACTATCCAGTCAAAGAGTGTTTTATTAAATCTCTTAAAGATAATAGCTCCTGTCCCCTGTAAGGGACTGTTACAAGCATTTTTTTCCCATTTGGTTTTTGCCTTAAAATGTCTGGATACTTTCTTTGCTATTTCATCTCCAGTGCCTTTATGATAATTTCTATATTCTTCCCAGAATTCTTGAGTATAGGATTCTTGAACTTGTTTCCACCATTTCCAATCCCACCAGAAGGCCTTATGGCCTGTGACAGGAGAGATGAGAATATACCCATTATCCACTACAAACTTCTTTTGCTTATTCTGAAATTGGGCAATACCAGGAAAACCTTTCATATAATTATCATAGATACTTTTTGCAACCTGTGGATCCATTCCATACTGCTGGACTAAGGTACTATCATTGCCTGCATAAGCAAAACAGAATTCAGGTCCTTTAGCTTCCTGTCTGTAATTAATCCCACCTTTCTTATGATTTTCCTTTGAGAAATCCTTAATATCCTTAATAGGCATATCTCTAGGTATTTCATTTGGATAAATCATATAGGCTACTGTAGAGTGCATATCTTCTCCTTTTAAGAATACATCTAACATGTGTGTATCTTGAGAAAAGTCTGCCATTAGTACAGATTCCTGACCACAATAGTCTATAGAAATCCACACATTACCTTTTTCTGCACAGAAAGAAGCCCTTGTGACTTCATCAGAGGGTAAATTCTGAAGCTGTGGGTAAGCACATTTTAGCTTTGTATCTTTTACCTCTTTAGTGACAGGTAATCCTTTAACTTTTGCCAAGGATTCATTCTGCTTTTGAGATCCACAAGCCAACCTACCAGTATCAGTACCTAAAGCCCTGAAGGTAGTGTGAACTCTATCAGTATAAGGATTAATGGCATTCAAATAGTTTTGACCATAGGTACTACACACTTTCTGAGATTCTGTATATGCCAAATAGATATCATAGAACTCTGGATTTACATGTCTTTGAGGCTCTAATACGGAAGCATCAATACTATCCTTTTCTTCCTTTGTTTTCTTGTCTATACCCCTGCAATTAAATCCTAAGGCAGTCAGGAAAGGGATAACTTGCTTATTAGAGTTCCAATTGATATTAGCCTTTGGAGTAGTGTCCCATCCAAGAAATAAATCTCCTTGAAGGTTAATCTTAAGAAACCTACTATCACCAAGCTCAACTACATATTGATTTAATTTCTCTAAAGCATCTGTCATCTTCTTATAGTCATCAGCCATTTTCTTCTGCCATAGTGGTACATTCATATGAACCCCACACCATTCATAATAGGCTATAGAAGGTATAAAGAGACATTCTACTTTTGCTGCATTTGTAAGTCTAAGTTCTCGAAGTCTTTTAGTTTGCAGTTGCATAATCCTATAGAGGGGCTTCACATCATTTGCTGCATAAATAATGTGCTTTGTTTCTAAATGATGCAGGTCTTGAGTAAATTCTTCCCTAACTTCCTTAGACATTTCTTCTCCCAAATACCTATAGCATAAGGCTTTTAATCCAGCACCACTGTGTTCATAGATAAAAGCTGCTACATCTGGAATATTTGCATAAAGAAGTTTCTTCTTCATGTCTTTCTTTAAATCATTCCAATCAAGTACACTATCTGTATATTCACAATAGTGCAGCATCTGCTCTTCTGTACAGCCCACCATAAACTTTGGATAGCCCATATATAAAACCTGTTCAGCTGTCATGGTATCATAACAATTGCGAAGGATAATATCATGGGCAAATAGGACTTTGCAGTCAAACTTCAAGTTCTGACCAATAATAAAACTATCTCTAATAATTCTATCATATACCTTAATATTAATAGTAGAAGCATCTACTACTATCTGGATAGTCTCTTCAATGTTTCCAAATTGAAGTAACAGACACTTATCAATATGCGGATCAAGTCCTGTTGTCTCAGTATCCAGTAGAATTATATGATTTGTAAATCTTTCCAGAATCCTAAGAGACTCCTCAACAGAGATGATGGTAAAATCATCCCTGTCAAAGAGTTCCTGTTGAGCTGTGACCAGATAGATCATTGCTTATTATAGGCTATGAGATTATTAAAGTCTAATACAATGTTATTTTCTCTCAAGAATTTAGAGCCAAGCATTCCATGCAACTGAATACCATGACACCTGCGCATATTATCAAATGCTTCCTTAAGGGTATCTGAGATAATAAACATTCCTGTAAAGGATTCATTTTCATGCTGGAAAGTGATATTACATCCTTCAACATCATATACACCTCCTACACCAGAAAGAGTTCCTTTATATCCAGACTTCTCATGTTCTATCTCAGGAAGGGCTTCCTTGTTGATTACATTATCATCTGAACCAGTATCAATAATAAAGTTAAGTTCCTTTTCACCTTGATAGAAAGTTGCAATAGGAATGTTAGGACTTGAGAATCCCTTAGCCAGGGAAAATGAAATAAAAGAGTTATGGTTATTCTTTTTCATAATAGATTTTAGTTTAAATTATTTTCCTGTACCTTCTCCAAAACCACTGCGCTCAGGGTTATTAAGGGAAGATACTGCTTTAAGCTTGACTCCACCAGAGAAGAGCCATTTTAGTTTTTGCAGGAAGGTTGCTTTCTGCGAGGGTACCACCTTGAACTGGGCAATCCTTGTACCTTTAGGAATGGTGACATCTCTTGTTGCCACAACAGGAAGTTTCCACTCGTCCTTATCAGATGCATAGGTCCTATCTATAATACCCATAGAGTTAGTCTGAATAAGTCCCCAGTTCTTAAAGGCAGAGCTTCTTGGAAGGAGATGGCATTCTGTACCTTTTGGCATCTCCATAGCTACTCCTAAAGGAATGAATGTCCAGTCAAAATCCACATCTCTCATCCTTATCTCAGGAGTCTCTTTCTTCTGGTTATACTTATGAAGCCTGTTTGCCTGAGGAGCTTTCAGTTTAATCTCTTCTGCCGTACATAAATCAAACCAGTCTCCAATTTCAAAATCCACAGGAAAGCATCCTTTGGTTTTTTCTAATACTTTAATTGTCATTATTAAGTTATAAATTATAAATATACATAAACAGTTTATAGCCTCCTA